TACTATGCTGCATCGTAATAATTTTGTGAATAGAGTATTAAATAAATATAATAAGGAGATTGGTATAGTAGGCAACATAACACCACATAGTTTTAGGGTGTTTGTTATTACCTTAAAAGAATACTTGGAAGAAAATAAACAAGCGATGATGAGAGATCATGGTCATGCTACAAAAGAAATATCAGATAGATATGTAAAAGGTGGCTGGAGAAACTTTGAAAAGGAACAAGAGAGAGCTGATAAAATTGCTGCTTTAATGAAAAATTAGGGGGGTACAATCACAAGGGAGAGGTGCTACAACCCTCTGTATGCTCAAAATATCAATACTTTTTTTGGCTTAAATTCGTTAAATTTACAGTTTCCACACATCCAGGTCTTTAAACCATCATTTGAATGTATTGGTGTTTTAGTACAATTTTCACAACCGGCAGGTCGATTATTTTTTTTATATTCTTCTTGTTGGGTTCGGTTTTTAGAAAAGAACCACATACCATCAATAACAATTTTTTTACTTCTTCTTGCCAAACAACTTCATCGCACCAGATGCGCCTTTAATTCCAAAACTCGCTGAAATTGCAATGTATAATAAATGTTGATAGTAAACTGGTGTTTCTTGTAAAGCGATAAAACCTTGCTTTACATATTCTGTCATGCCAGGAATAAAACTTAAAACGGCTGGAGCAAGTAAAACAAATAATGCAACCTCGTCTTTGATGCTGCCTTTCATTTGGTCAACAGCAGATGTTTCCCAGGCAACTTTTCCGTCTATTTGATCTTGTTTATGTTTAGCTGCTGCTTTTATTTCTGTAAGTTTTAAATTATTTTTTTCTTTTTTATTTTGAATAAAACCCTTGACCGAAGTACCAACTATATCGGTCAAAGGTCCTAGTAGTAAGTTAAACATTAAAATTGACCCCAAGCTATAACTGCTACAATAATAATAACAGCAACAGTAAGTATTTTACCTCGCTTAGTAAGTCCTTTCCAAAAATATTTAATCTTTTCCATGTTAGTCCTCCAACATTATTTCCGCCAACTGTTTTGCTCTGTTTGGCGTTTGTTTATACCAGCGACTATCGAGAAGTTGATCGTGGCACTCTTGCCATTGATGTTCTCTAGCTGCTGCAAGAGCTTTTTTAAATTTAGACAAACCAGTTGCTCCTAACTGGAAAGCCATTTCGATAAACACACCAAATTTTCTGTCTGGTAAATCCATACCTTGACATACTTTGGCTGCTCCCTCGATTGCTTTATCAAAGTCCTCGTCATATATTTTTAACCAGCCATCTTCTGTTGTTGGTACTTCTTCCCCAGGCAACATTTTATGACCTATTCCACCTGTTAAAAAACCTAAATGGTCCTTGTAACATTCAAGACGATAACCTTCATGTAAACGGATGCGTTCTTTAAGCTCACTTAAACTTGCATCTTCCATCTTTAAAGACATATAAAATTTTTACTCCTAATTGTTTTTGATATTTACTCTGTGTTCTGTGAACTATTGTGCCAGGACGCCAAGTCTTACGAATACTTGCAGTCTTTACATCTATTTTTAAAACTTTACCTGTAACACGATGAACAGCCACTATATCAATGACATCATTGTCCTGTGTTTTCCAATATATTGTATAATTTTTTTTTATTAACCAAGCGGCAGCAATAAACTCTGATTGCATCCCTTTGGCAATTTTTTCATAAGACAAAACTAATCAAAAAATCCCATCCATTTCGCAATGACACCTAATATAATACCTATAATTACTAATGCTTTTAAACCACCAGCACCCATAGCAGAAAACTTCTGTAAATTTTTTATTTCTTGCTGCATTGTTTCTTGGCTTTGCAACATATGTTTTACATCAGTTCTTAGTTCAGCAATTTCTTTTTCCCAATCAGCCATTATCCACCTAAAGGATTACTTGCTTCAGCTTTTATTTCATCAATTAATATTTTATTTAATTCACTTTGTTTTTCTGCAATAGCAACTTTTCTATTTAATTCATTTATTAAATCTCTAATCTTGCCAAACTCTTTAAAAGTTTTATCGGATAACTCGACAATGTTTAATTGTAATTGGTTATCAGCTTTGGATGCTTTATCAAATAGATCTTCCATATCAGATTTAAGTCCAGCAATATCATTTAAAATATCATCCATGCTATCGTTATCTCTAGCCATCCATTCATCTTCTAGTGCAGACATACGATCTAATATTTCTACTTCTAAATCTGAAATCTTTTCATTAACTGGCGCAAGATCAACTGTTTCATTAACAACAAATTCTTTATTCTCTATGGCATCTAACCTGGTATTAAATTCTCCCCAAGCATAGAAGCCACCACCAATAGCACCAATAACACCTATAATAGATGCGTAGTTAGTTAGTTTTTGTATCATAATAAATCCTTTAACTTTTGTAATTCAATCATCACAGATAGTTTTTGTACTTTAAGATCGTAAATTTTTTGTTCATGCTGTCCAACTGGATCAGTAGAAATATAATTATCTAATCCTATGTTAAGATAAATACCCTTATTATAAATGGATAGATCTGCCTGGATGAACAAAGCATTATCAACATCAGAATAAATAGTTTCTGGCTGGTAAAAATCTGTATTATCGTAAGCAGCTAATTTATTACCATCATCAAATAAAGAAATTTCTTTTACTACTACTGATACATTCTCATTAACTTCAATGTTAATCTTTTTATCTTCTGTTTCAGCAACCTCTATTTCTTTATCTTCTTCTAGTACCCCTTCGGCTTTCTCGGTTTTGGTTTCTTCTTCTGTAATTGGTTCATTATCTTTCTCCTCAGTTATTTCTTCTTCTGTTTCTTCTTCTTTACTAGCAATTTCTTTTTCTTCGTTGGCTTCTTCTTCAATGATTTCTTCTTCTTCTTTTGTGGCAAGCTCGGTTGGTTCTTCGTCAACAACTTCATCCATAACATCATCAGCAAATTCTTCAAATTCATCAGCAAATTCTTCCTCTAATATTTCCATTTCTTCATCGGTAAATTCTTCCGAAAAGAAACTTTCAAATTCTTCTGGTACTTCTAATTCTTCAAATGCAGCTTCTTCAAATTCTTCAAAATCTTCAAACTCCTCCATGAAGATTGTTTCAAATTCTTCTTCAAATAATTCTTCTTCAAAAAATATTTCCTCAAAATCTTCCCAAATAAATTCTTCTTCAAAATCAATAGTTTCAAAAGAAAAATCATTTACAAAGTCTGGTATGTTTTCATCTATTTCATCTATTGCATCTTGTGTATCAGTATCAATAGGGATGTAGTTAGTATCAGTATAAGTCATTTTTAATGACGCACCTAATAAGTTTACACCTTGTATCGATTGATTAGTATAGTTGGTATCAGTACCACTCCATGACCAATCAACTTTATTACTGCCTACATCATTATAAATAATTGTATCAGTATATTGACCACAAGCAGCAGATCTACCATCGCCACTAGATCCTGGATAACCATTACAGTTACCATGAAATCCAACTTGTTCTGTTCGTGTTACAGATGATGTACTTAAAACAGTACCATCAACATCTTTTAATTTTACAGTTGTTGTATGACTATCATTACTACCAGATTTAGCTTCACAGTTTCCCTGGACACTTTCACAGTTAGCAACATCAATATAACTATTTAAAGTTATACCATTATCTAACATTGGCTGCGTAATAGAATTGCTCGTCAAAGCAATATCATCAACGCTTACAGTAGCTGTACCTGTTGTTTCAAAATCTCCACCAACATCATATTTATAACCACAATTTGATTGTCCAGTTGGACAAGTAATCGTAAAGCCATTAACAGTAGAACCA